CACCAGGGCCTCGTGCCGGTCCTCCTCGGTGATCTCGATCTCGTGTTGTTGGTTTTCGGTCACAGAGTAACCTCCTTTACTTTGTTATTGGTTTACCAGGTTACTCGTCCCAGGTGTTACCGTTAATTGCCTTGCTGTTGTCAAAGTGTTTACTCAAGTATTCGGTGAGCATTTCGTCCACCACGTCCTTGATCTGGCGGCGCTCGATGTAGGCCAGGTCCTTGAGGAGCTGCAGCTTGCGCTTGTCCACGATGAACGTGGCGCGGATCTCGTCCACCGGCTGCCGGCTCTCCTCTCCTGTGGGCTCATTTGCCAGCAGGCTCTCAAGGGCGGCCTGTTTCTTTTCAAGTGGGTTTTTCATTGTTTGGGCTCCTCCTGTTTCATGATCTCGGCGGCCAGGGCTTTATAGTCTGCGGCGCCGTTGCTCCGGGCGTCATACTGGAAAATATCAAGGCCGCGGGCTGGAGCGTCTGCCAGGGCCACGTTGTTGCGGATTACTGTAGTATAAACGCGGCTGCCGAAAAAGTCGCGGGCTTGGCTCTCGATCTCTTTGGCGTGGTTGGTCCGGCTGTTGTGCATGGTCAGAACGACGCCGGAAATATTCAGTTTGCGGTTGATCCTCTTGCGGACCAGGGCCACAGTATCCAGCAGTAGGCTGGCGCCGCTCAAGGCCAGGAAATTGGATTGCTGCGGGATTATGAGCTCCTGGGCGGCTGCCAGGCCGTTGAGTGTTACCACGGAAAGGTTGGGCGGGCAGTCCAGGAGTATGTAGTCATAGTTGCCGGCGATCTCCTCCAGAGCGTCCCGGAGAATGGTCTCACGGCCGGGCAGGCTCACCAGCTTGAGGTCGGCAGCAGAGAGGCGTATGTCTGCGGGGATCACGTCGAAGCCGCTGCAGATATTGGCCAGCACGGCGTCGGCAGCGTTGGCGCCCTCCAGGAGGATCTCGGCGGTGGTGACGGTCTGCTCTGCAGCTCTCTCCTCCAGGCCCACGCCCACGGTGAGGCTCCCCTGTGGGTCAAGGTCCACGGCCAGCACTTTGCGGCCGGCTCTGGTCAATGCGGCGGCGATGTTGATGGAGCTGGTGGTCTTGCCCACGCCGCCCTTTTGATTGCAGAGCGCTATAATGCGGGCGCTCATGCCTGGCCCTCCTTGTAGGCCGGGGTCTGCTCAAAGCGATCAATGGCCTCATTCCAGGCGGCTGCGATTGCCTCCAGGTCCGGCTCCTCGTCGTCCCACATTTTCCAGACGTGTGCCACGCAAGCGTTGAGCACGGCGTTTTCAGCCTCTGCCTGGTAGGGGTCGATCTCCACGGAGTTGCCCAGGTAGCTGTAGAGGTCCTTGATGTTGTAGAACTCTTTGCGGGTCTGGCTTGCGGTGTTGGTCAGCACCCAGCGGCAGTTTTCCAGCGTGATGGTGCAGGTGGCGCCGGTGTTGAGCTTGATGGTCTTGGTCGGATACTTGAAAGCTGTCATTCGTTTACCTCCTCCAGAATGTCGGCCGGTGTGCATTTGAGCACCTCGGTGATTTTTCGGAGCGTTGCCGCTCTGGGTGTGGTGTGGCCGTTGGCCAGCTGGGAAACGGTCGCCATTCTCACGCCGGCGGCAGCTGCCAGCTCGGTGTATGTCATGCAGGCCAGCTGCAGGCGCCGGTCAAGTTTGGCCTTGTCTACTTTGTGCACGGTGTGCCCTCCTTTTCTGTTTGGATACTCTTATTATACGGTTTACTTTCGGTTTTGTCAAGGGGTTTTGAAAATTCACAGTTTGGTCACAGTATCCACAGAAAAAGAGAGGCGGCCGCCTGGCCCCCTCTCCTGTGGTGTCATAGCATAGCAAGCGCTTTTTTGCGGTGCCGGTATATGCTCTCCCAGCTGTAGCAGAGCTTGAGAGATACCTGGTCCATGTTCAAGCCCTGCAGGTACTGGAGCCGGAGCACGTCGCGGCCTGGGCTGTCTGGCAGGCTCTCCACGGCGTCCTCGATCTCCTGCAGATCCTGCTGGGCCTCCTGGATCAGCCGCTCATAGAGGGCCACCAGGTCCCAGTATGCGCTGGGTCGGTCTTTCTTCTTTATCCAGCCACGGCGCTCGTCAAGCTCTGCCTCTTGGAGGAGGACGTCACGCAAGTGCTGCAGCTGTTTGAGCTCCTGCTTTCTGGGCAGGTAGCTCCGTAGTCTTTCCGGGCCCATGGTGATCCTCCTCCTGTGGTTTTAATACTCCTCAAGGTCTGCCGGTGCTGCCGGTCTGCAGAGCACGCGGATATTGGTGCCGTCGCGGTCCTCGAAGTTGTCGACGCTCACAATGTCCCAGTGCTTGCCGGAGCCCACAGGGTACTCAATAAAGGCGTGCGTGGAGATCTCGAAGTTGCTGGGCTTGGTGAGTGTAAAGTAGACGTTGGTCTCGGCGTAGTCAATGCCAGCCTGGAACGTCTCCCGGATACTCATGGTGCGGAAGTGGGCCCAGTAGGTGCCGTAGTTGTACTCGGTCAGCTCGGTGTAGCTGGCGTCCCATTTGCGCTCCCAGATGGAGATCCTCTTGTCTTTTAACAGTTTCGGCATGGTGTATCCTCCTCTTTTTAGTACAGGTTGAGAAATTCGTTGTAGTGCTCCTGCAGGCCGACGTATGCGTCCAGGAGAGAGGCGGCGCCGTCAATGCGCTGCTTGGCTGCCTGGTTTTTGACCGGCACAATGTTGCCGTTGCGGTCGGTCTGCACGCCGGTGTTGGTGAGGCACCACTTGAGAATTGGGTGGTTGTTGTAGTTGATTTTCTTGGCCTTGAGATCCTGGCCCATTTGCTGCATGGGCAGGCTCAAGGTCTTGGCGCCCTGTATGCAGCGCACCATACGAAAGCCCAGGCTCTCCATTTCCTCCACCCAGTAGCGGGCGCTGTAGCTGTCGTAGTAGATCCAGGCCGGCGTGACGTCCAGCTCGTTGACCATTTCCATATACCAGGCTGTCACGTCGCTGTAGTCGATGGAGTTGCCCTTGCAGTAGCGGATCAGACCGGCGTCGTGCCACTTGTCGTATGGGATCTTGTCCCGCAGCACCCGCTCCTCCACGTTGTCCTCTGGTATCCAGTACATTTGCCGGACCAGATACTCCCCTCTTGTGGGGTCATAAAAGAGCAGGCTGGCACAGGTGAGGTCCGTGGTGATAGAGAGGTCGGCGCCTCCGATTGCATAGCAGCCCCGGATCTGGTCGTCGGTGAACGTGGCCGGGTTGTGAATGTCGTCAAAGGTGAGCCATGCGGTCGATCTGGTGCCCCGGAGGTTGAAGTCTTTCACCAGCAGGCCGTTGAGATCCACGGCGCTCTGCTTGGCCCTCTCCACCTTGGCCTTGAGGTCGTCCAGCTTCTTGATGGTGCCCAGGCCGGGGTTGGCCTTTATCCAGTTTTTTGGGCTCCTCCACTCGCTGCGCTTGTCCAGCTCGTAGATGATGGGCAGGAAGTGCTCGTCTTTGTAGGTGCCGTTTATGACGTTCTCGGCGTACTCATACATATTATCAAATATGCACTCGCGGACCGTGCCGGCCGTTGTAATCATGATGAGGAGAGGCTGCCGGCGGGCGCTCTGGCTCTGTTTCATTACCTCGTAGAGGTTGCGATCCTTGACGCCGTGCAGCTCGTCGATGATGACGCCGTAGGCGTTGAGGCCGTCCAGGGTGTCGCTGTTCTTTCCCAGGGCCTGCATTTTTGCCATAGCGCCGGGGAAATATAGGTCGCTCTTGCGCTTCTTGAGGATCTTGTACAGGTCCGGGCTCTGCTGGACCATGTGCAGCACCTCGTCAAAGATGAGCTTGGCCTGGTCTTTCTTTGTGGCCACAGTATAGAGCTCGGCGCCAGGCTCTCGGTCTGCTACCAGGAGATAGAGCGCGATCCCGGCCAGCATGGTGCTCTTGCCGTTCTTTCTGGCCACCATGAACAGGCTCTCGGTGTAGCGCCGGTAGCCGGTCCGCTCGTCGATGAAGCCGAACAGGGCCGATATATAGGCCTTTTGAAAGAGCTCCAGGTTGACCGGCCGCCCGGCCCATTCTCCCTTTGAGTGTCTGCAGAACTGCTCCACGAAGCGTATGGGCTTGGTCGCCCTTTTGTTGTCGAAGATATAGGGCGCTCTGGGGTTGCGGATCTCGTCGGCCAGCTGGGCGTAGACGGTCGCCACCTTTTTGCTGACGCGGATCTGGCCTGCAGCGATTGCGTCCGCGTACTCCAGAACGTAGTTATTCTCCATTGATAAAGTCATAGATAGGGTTGCCTCCCTCCGGCTTGCGGTCCTCTTTGGGCAGGAGGTCCACCAGCTGCTTGAAAAGCTGGTTGTAGCGCTGCACGGTCGTGTTGTACCCCTTGAGCGCGGGGTTTTCTACCAGCATTTCCTGCTTGCCGTTCTTAAAGAGCACCACAGGGCCCTGCTCTTTCACCAGCTTGCGGAGCTGGGTCAAGGTGGAGCTCATGAAGTTGAGCTCGGTGACGATCTTCTTGGCCACCGGCTTTTTATCGTCTGGGACCAGCTGCAGGAGCTCGGTCAAGTTTTTGTATTGGTTGGTCATGTCGCCGCACCTCCTTTTCAAATGGAAATAATACCGTAAGAAAGTAACGTTGTTTACTGGATTATTCTGGGACCAGTAAGCCCCCCTCCCCTGTGGTTTCTTGGAGAGGTTTTGAAAGC